CTATTCCTGTGTCACTATCAAACTCAGTGACTACAATTCCTGAGGCAAGATCTTCTAATACGTTCGGCATATAGTGTATTACACTATCTTTATTGATTTAACCAATCTAGAAGCTTTTTATGCTCTGGGTTATTGGGGTCTAATTCAATAGCAGGAACAGGCTGTGGAGCCGTAAAAATATTGTTGCGACTTTGTTGGCGATGAAATTCTTTTACAATGTTTTCTATTACCATATGTCTTTCATAAAATGGATTAATTCCGACCTTCTTTGAGAAAGTTTGCAAATCTGCCTTACTCATCTTTTCTAATTTTTCTTTTAAGATACCAACATCATTAGTTCCAAAAGAATTTACTTCTGCCACTCCATATAAAACCTCCACCTCTTTTAATACCTCTTTGTAGCGGGCGGTGCTGGTTTCCCCTTTAGATCTTAACTCTTCTAGCTCTTCTAACAGCCCCTTTTTAGCGGGTTGCTCTTGACCTGTAGTAACCTCTTTAAATGGGGCTTTCTTTTTCTTCTTAGGCATATACAATTATATACACTTGATTTAAAATTTACAAAAAAAAAGCCGACCCCCGAAAGGGACGGCTTCTTTTATAAGGGAAGTTGCTGTATTATGCTCCCACAGCGCATCCAATAAGAACGCGATTGTCAAGAACTACTCGACCCTCTTCAAGAGATCCGAAGTAGCCAATCTTGTTCTGGCGAATGCTATACTGGTCATCAGCGATGAGGTTTAACTCACTTCCGCTCTCAGCATCCGTAGCAACGGCGCGGATAAGCGAATCGCGAGTGCGATCAACACCGACGATGATCTCATCTCCAGCACCAGCGAAGGCGAAGCTATTACCACTATTAGGAGCGGTATAAGTAGCACCACCAGCGGCAGTATTGAAGAGATCATTAAACTTCTGACCTACGCCCATCTCGTTGAATTCTAAGATGTTAAGGCCAAAGAAGCTTGTAAGACCCACGTTGCGGAAAAGCTCATCCCTGAGAGACTCAGGAGCAGCAATACCGTTAGCATCTCCTGCTGCTGACGGCGATGTGCCGCGAGCGTCAACGGTGTTTACTGGGTTATAAGCCATTGCCCTAATCTTCTCAACAATCTCAGGAGAGCAGATAAGGTCAGTGATTCCACGACTGCGAGTCGTAGGAGTTCCACCAATCCAAGAGCTATTAATGCGCTTAGCTAAGGTGAACATGTTATTAATGTCAGCAAGAAGAAACTGATTGTCAATTTCACACGCTTGGATGTGAGAATCGTTTGTAGCGGTAGAAGACTTTGTGCTAGCGTTAGCGAGGGAAGTCATAAGCAAAGTAGCGGAAGTCCGCTCCTGCTTAAGAAGAATTTCCTGTGCCACGCGAGTAAAAGTTTTACCCACAACATCCATGCGGCTCTTAGCAGCATATCTCCGATCAAAATCAACAGCAGCGTCAAGGCTGTAAGTAGCCAGTTTCAATTCAGAAACGGTTGGCAGCACTTGGTTGCTGGGGAGACCACCTGCATGAGTCTGACTCCAAACCCTGACGTAATCTTCGTCAGCGATATTGTAGTAAAGATCAAGAGGAATGCTCGGATTGTCATCAGCATCAAATTGAAGCGATTGAAAGAGGTTACTCACAGTAGGAGCGTTATTGAGAACTTCGGCCAAAACTGGTCCGATGAATTCAGCAAGCGCTACTTGAGCCTCATATGCAACGTTACGGTTGCGAGAAGCCATAGCTTTTACAAGCTCGACTTGTTCTGGTGTTCTTTTTAAAGATACAACGATGTAGTCACCAGAGAATTGATCAGTGGTGTTTCCTACGTTTGCACGGTGACCTGTTCCAAGAACATGCCCAAAAACATGAATACCATCTGCACGGAGAGCGCCAGTAATCTTACCCGCATTAGTAAGAGAGGTGCGAATGCCCTTTCCTGGGGTATAGACGCTAGTGTCACCGTCGAAAGCTTCCGCACTCAGAGTAAAGATACCCTTGGTAGCAACAGGAACTGCTTGTCCTGGGAGCATCGCCTGAAGCTCGGTCTGCTTAGTTGGATTGTAGAGCAGCTTTTCGCCGTTCTCGTCATTTTTTGCCGTTTGATAAAGAGTCATTCCCAACGGAATTTCTCCCGAGGTAGACCCTGTAATCTTAAGGTTAACTGCTGGATACATCTCCGTAGTTCCGAGAAACGGATAGCTGGTATCACCCAGATAAGCGTTTGTCTCGTAAGTAATCGGATCTTTATCAAAGTTACCTTCCGTCACCTTCACGAAAACGCCAGCATCGCCAGCGCCCGATCCAGTTGTGCTATCGAGAACGTCTGTATTCAAAAGAGCATACATGTTCACGACATCGTGATCAGAATATTGTCTGAATGGTAGAATTCGTAATGCCATAATTATTTGTTGTTAAAAATTTAAGAAATTTCAATGTTATCGCGAGAGAACGCCGACTTAAACTTGTCACGCAAGGAAACCTCCTCAGAAGCTACAGCTTCATTAGCGTTAGAGAGTGTGGAATCAGTTGTTTCCGCAGCGTCAAGAGCCTCCTCAACTTCGACCTCTTCGGTAGAAGCATTAGAAACCCTTTTGGCGACTTCTTCGTCAATACGAGCTTGAATCTGAGCATCAAATTCAGCTTGGACCTCTTTATTCTTGTGTTTCCACAAGACTTCAAGTTTGGAGGCAAATGCCTCATAAGCTTCCTTATTCTCTAGACTCTTAAGTTCAGAAGCAAGAAATTCACGATCTTGATCGTCAAGTTCAAATTTCTCATCAACTTCTTCCATGCGCTCATTGAAGTGTGCTACGGCTTCGTCTGCTCGCTTCTCATTTTCAAAGTGAGAAATGCGCTCATTGGCTTCGCCAAGTTTTTCTTCAAGTCCAGCAACAGAAGATTTGAGATCTTCATATTCCTTTGTTTTACCTTCTTTCGCTAATCGCTCTGCCTCAATATCTTTACGATATTGCTCGTCGCGTTGGCGAATAGCATCGGCAAAAGTATCAGTCATGGAAGCTACCGCTTCCTTTGAGAATTTCTTCTCATTAAGAAGATCCTTTAGTTCGTTAAGAGTCTGTTCAAGTTCCATATCAATGATGTTCTTTTGGTTGTTTACATTTAAATTATTATTTTGTGAAATTTTATCACGCTTATCATTTATAAAAACTTTAGCCTTTTCGGGTGCTTCCCCATACAGACCTTTAACCTCTGCCGCAGGATTTAATGTATATGCAATTCCAAGGGGATAAATATCGCCCTTAATCAACCTATGAATACTCTCCCCTTTATCAGTTTTTCCAGAACCTCCATAACTACGCAGAAAGCCTTGTAATTCTTGGATTTCATCAGGATCAGAGACAATTCTAGCCTCACTCAAAAGCTCACTTCCCACTGCTAAAACATAATCATTAAAACCTACTTCCCAGCTAGCTGAGACTTTTTGGTAAGATGAGTTATCTGGGTCTAGTGAGTTTTCTATTAAATTAGTAAAATTTTCATTAACCGTTTTATAAACAACTGCCCCTAGAGCAATATTAAATGGTTCTTTTATATTTTTTACCTCATCGGCAGTTAATAATTCATTAGAACCAAACCTGCTATAGCCCGCCGATGCTATGTGACCCACTACCTTTTGCTTGTCATGTTCAATATTCGTGGGCTTGTGGACAAAATTATCGGTATATTTTACCGCTGTAGAGGTATCCATTCCATCCCCGTTGCGATTGAATTTGTTAACAACAGCCGCATTAAAAGCTACCCCCAATAAATCTACATTACTTTCATAATCAATATCGCTGGGCAAAAGGGGAGCTAAGTTTTGAAGGGATGCTTTAGAAATTAATGGAGACTCATTGATTTTACAGGCAATGAGTTGGGATTCGAAAGTGGCTGTATACTTGTAATCCATTATTTTTTATCCATCCAACTTTTAGGAAGGGCGCTTTCAGCCCCTATTTTTTTAGCTCTTTGAATAAGTTTGCTTTTAAATTGTTCAAAAGTCATAGAGCCTTCATATCTTCCCCAACTACTTACAGCGTTTTTTACGTCCCTAGCTGACAATACTGGAAAAGACCTTCTTTTGGGATCAAGAAAATCGCTATCCTTTAGCTCGCTTCTTTTTTTTTACCAAACCTTTCGGCAGCAATGTCTGTGAGCATTTGAGCATAACTTTTTTTAGGGGTAACTTTCTTTTTCATATCTCCCCCACCATATCCACCATCAGCTTCTTTTTTACCTTTTTTGCGGAGCAACTCAAAGTCCTCTTTGGAAATCTTACCATCTTTATTTTTATCTAAACCAGCTTTTTGCTTTGGAGAAACCTTGGCTTTCATTTTTTCTTCAGAGTCCTTATCGAACTTCATATCTTTCTTTAAAGCTTTTTTTTCTGCGTCTTTTTTCTCTGAAGGCTTACCCTTCTCTAGTTTTTTGATTTTACCCTTATCGTCTTTGATAGCGTCCTTCTCATGCTCGACTTTTTCTTTTTTGGTGTCTTGCTTGAGTTCTTTCTTATCAATTTTATCGTATTGTTTCTTATCTAGTTTTGCTTCAATCTGCTCGGCTGACAAAGAAACTTCAATTTCGCTAGGGTGTAAATTACTGTTTTTCATGACTATGATATAAAATTGCGGCTGGGTATGGCTCTAAGGTATGTTGTGTTGAAATGTCTAAAACTTCATTTAAAGTTTGTAGATTTTCTATTTCGTTAAAATCTTTTACACACGATTCTAAAGTTTCTGTCCAAGATTCTTTGTTTTCAGAGCAAACAATGGATTCACAAAGATTGCTTATCATATCATTTTGGTTTTCAGTAAGCTTCTTTGCTTTTAATTTCTTCATGAATTTATCTTTAGCGTCATGCATGAGACTATCTATGTCATAAATAGTTTTTTGGATATTTGCCCGAGAATAAGTAGCGTTTGCTAAAGGTATATCTGTTGTCCCCTCTGGTCTTCCAGCTTCTTTACGAGGCCCACTAGAACCCCCAGCAGGAGCAATAACAGGAACCCCTCCCACAATAGGGTTGTAATAACCTTGCTCTCGATCTTCTAGGAAGTCTTTTTGAGCAGATTCAAGTTCATCTGGTTCGGGAAATTTTCCATTATGGAACATTTCCATTCCTTGTTTTGGCGTAATGATTCCAAGCTCCATGAGTCTGGTGGAAGCCCTCATAAGTTGAACTTCGTCCCTCATATCAATATCCTTCATTTTTGCTTCGGGCCACGATCTGAATCCTAGTCCTTTAGCAATTCTTTTGATTTCTCTATTTAAAAAATCATTTAAAAACCCATATCTGGACTCTTGTAAACGATCAATGAAGATTTGAGCCTTTACTTGGGTAGAATTAAACTTCTCTTCACCAACAACAATATTTTGAAGTCCCTGCTTGATATCCTCATTCAAAATTTGATATTTCTCTGGACCCAAAACTAAGTTAAGTTCAGGTATAATAAACTCTGCTTTCGTCGTGTAGTCAGAAACTAAAACTCGTCCCACACTTTCGTTCTTAAACAAGTTTTGCATGGCGGCGAGATTATTTGGATTGATTCCACCTTTTTCTGGATCAGCGCCCATTGTGATAAGTAAAATCACATTTTCCACAGTTCTAGTAATAGACTGATCCATCTTCTTAAGTTCCATCTTGGCATTAATATCCTCTAAAACGGGGAACCCAAAAGGAATTGCAAATGGCTCATAATCTTGTTTCTTATAAAAGGAAAATGCTAATCTCTTAGGATCTAAAGTTATTTTTAAACCCGTATTAGGATAAGATCCGTTTTGTATAGAAGTCTGAGTTTCTGGTTCTAAACTTTGATATATAGCTAAATCTTCTTCGGTCTGAGGATTTCTTAAACGGGCAATTTCGTATTCTGATAAAACTTTTTCATAAACCCCATTATTAAAAGTAGTAGCCCTTTTTGCGATGATATCATAAGGGTTGAGTAAAATATAACGCAAGGGAATCTTGTTAGTGGAGGCATTAATTGCTCCTACCTGATTAATAAGCTTTGCGTAATCTTCCGCTTTAAATTTTCCATCTACTCTATAAAGAAAGACATTTCCACTTCGGTAATACTCTCTAAAGTATTGATCCTTTAGGTTAATTATGTTTACCCTTTTAAACCACTCATAAAAAAATTCTCGGCTTTTTCGAGTTCCTCCCTCTAGGTAAATATCAGTGTTTGTAAACTCGGACATGATATCTACAGCATTTCGAAAAACAGCAACGTTAGCATAAGCTTTTTGACATAACTCAATAGCGTCTCTTGCCGTCACTCCATCGGATGCATATTCATAAGGAAGAAGACCTGTTCGAATACTAGAAAACCTATCAATTAAAGGTCTATAGGCGGCTCGGTTAGTCCGTGATCCTCCGAAATCACTAGTGCTAGTTGCTTGTCGTCGCGCTTTTGAAATTTGACTGTAAGAAGCTGTAGATGTATAAAAAGGCTCTCCAAGCAATTCTGGAAGAGTTTCTGATGTTTCAGGAATAGAGGGGTGTTGATTCGTATCGA